CAGATGCTTAATAGACTATGACAATAGCATGTTAAGAATACTATTATTTGTGTAATAGTAATAAAGTATAATTTTAACTAAAATTTAATTAATTATGAATAAAAAAGTAGAAGACATAAAAGTCGAAAAAATCACTGACGAGCAACTACAAGAGTTGCAAGGACATGTAAATACAATTAACAATGCTCAGTTGCAATTAGGTCAATTAGAATCTCAAAAGCACACGCTTGTTAATGCAATACCTCAACTTCAAAAGGGATTGAAAGAATTTCAAGACAAAATGGAAGAGGAATACGGTAAAGTAAGTATTAACATTCAAGACGGTACAATACAAGAAATACCTGAAGATGAGCAAGCTAATACGTAAGATAAGTATTGGTAAAGATTATAAAAATGAAGCTATGCATTACGCCGTAGGCCAAGAGGTTTACGGTGGGCATACAATTTGTGATATAATAGAAGAGGACACAAAATACAGTGTTTACATTAAAAAAAATAAAGAGGTTTTACCTTGGAAAGATTTTAATAAAAACATGGCTGTATCTGTAGAATATAATCTCGAGTATTAATGCGTAGTCTTTATGATTTTATTGTTGAGCCAATAGGTGAAAGATATAATAATACAAAACAAATTGGTGATAAAGAATTAATAGTTAATACTGAAATTTTTAATCACCAATATGTTAATAGGAAGGCTAAAGTTTTAGCACTACCTATACTTATAAAAACCAAGATACAAGTTGGTGACACTGTAGTAGTTCACCATAATGTTTTTAGAAGATGGCATAATATAAGGGGTGAAGAAAAGAATAGTACAAGTTTTATAAAAGAAAACATGTATGCTATAAGTTTAGATCAAATATACTTGTACAAACGTGGTGTGACTTGGATAACACCTCCTAGATATTGTTTTGTTAAACCAATCAAATCAATTGATAACTTTAACGCAGATATTGAACAACCATTAATGGGTATCATGAAATACAATGACAATGATTTACCAGGTATTAATGTTGGTGATTTAGTAGGTTTTACGCCTGATAGTGAATATGAATTTATTATAGATGGTGAAAGGTTATATAGGGTTTTAGTTAACGACATTTCAATTAAATATGAATATAAAGGACAAGAAGAAGAATATAATCCAAGCTGGTTACAAAGCAGTTGATGAATTAATAAAAGTAGCTAAAGAAGAGATTGTTGATAGCGATGAAGATATTTCTGCAGATAGATTAAAAAATGCAGCAGCTACAAAGAAATTAGCTATATTTGATGCTTTTGAAATATTAAACCGTATAGAAGAAGAAAAAAATATATTAGAAGATAAACCAACAACGCAAAAAGAAAACACTTTTCAAGGTTTTGCTGAACGTAGATCAAAATAATGTATAAACAAACTTTATATAAAATTATTGAGCCTATAAGAATTAATACACTTAAAAGACTTAATAAAAGTAAAAAATGGAAGTACGGTTATAATAAAGAGCATGATATTATAGTCATAAGTAAAACAGGACAAATAGGTGAAATATACGAGATACAAAATCTTAAAATAGCTTTACCTCCTGCTACTAAAATTTATAGTAGGTCTAAAAAGAAACAAGAACAACATTGGGAGCAATTTGAATATCCTAAAGCATTAAAAAATGTTAAAACCATTTTTGATTGGAGAGATTACCCAAGTGAACATAAAGATAAATGGTTTGATTACATAAATGAAGAATTCAATCGTAGGGATAACGGTTTTTGGTTTAATAATAATGGTAAGCCTACTTACATTACCGGTACTCACTATATGTATCTTCAGTGGTCAAAAATTGATGTGGGTGCTCCTGAGTTTAGAGAATCTAACAGATTATTCTTTTTATTTTGGGAAGCTTGTAAAGCAGATAAGCGGGCTTATGGAATATGTTACCTTAAAAATAGAAGATCTGGCTTCTCGTTTATGGCAAGCGCGGAGACAGTTAACGCTGCTACTATCTCGAGTGATGCAAGATATGGTATTTTATCAAAATCTGGTTGGGATGCTAAGAAGATGTTTACGGATAAGGTTGTACCAATATCTGTTAATTACCCGTTTTTCTTTAAACCGATTCAGGATGGTATGGATCGACCAAAAAGCGAACTTGCATATAGGGTCCCGGCTCAAAAGTTTACTCGTAAGAAACTTCAAACGAATGAGCAGATTGAAGAAATCGTAGGTTTAGATACAACTATTGATTGGAAAAACACTGGAGACAACAGTTATGATGGAGAAAAACTTAATCTATTAGTACATGATGAAAGTGGTAAATGGGAAAGACCAGATAATATTTTAAATAACTGGAGAGTAACAAAAACATGTTTACGATTAGGTAGTAGAGTTATTGGTAAGTGTATGATGGGAAGTACATCAAATGCATTAGACAAGGGTGGTGATAATTTTAAGAGATTATATAGAGACTCTGATGTAACAAAAAGAAATAAAAATGGGCAAACTAAATCTGGTTTATATAGTTTGTTTATACCAATGGAGTGGAATTATGAAGGGTTTATGGATAAATATGGTATGCCAGTATTTAACACACCAGATGATGAAGTTGTTGATAATTATGGTGAGTTAATAGATACCGGTGTTATAGATCATTGGGATAATGAAGTTGAAGGGTTAAAAAATGATCCAGATGCTTTAAATGAGTTTTACAGACAATTTCCAAGAACTGAAGAACACGCATTTAGAGATGAAACTAAAAATAGTATATTTAATCTTGCTAAAATATATGAGCAAATAGATTTTAACGAAGAAACAAATAGTCAAGCACAATCAACAGTTGGTAATTTTGGTTGGGTTAATGGAGTTAAAGATACGAGCGTTATATTTTATCCAGATCCAAAAGGAAGATTTAATGTTAGTTGGGTACCTAAAACAAACATACAAAATAATGTAGTTATCAAAAATGGTATTAAATACCCTGGTAATGAACACATGGGTGCTTTTGGTTGTGATAGTTATGATATATCAGGAACAGTAGATGGACAAGGATCAAAAGGAGCGTTACATGGATTAACTAAATTTAGTATGGAAGATGCACCTACTAATATGTTTTTCTTAGAATATTTAGCTAGACCACAAACAGCTGAAATATTTTTTGAAGATGTTTTAATGGCATTGCATTTTTATAGCATGCCGTTATTAGCAGAAAATAATAAACCTCGATTATTATATTATCTTAGAAGAAGAGGTTATAGGGGGTTTAGTATGAATAGACCTGATAAAGTTTGGAATAAATTATCTGTAGCTGAAAAGGAAGTGGGTGGTATACCAAACTCGAGTGAAGATATTAAACAAGCTCACGCAGCTGCAATTGAAATGTATATTCAAGATCACGTTGGAATAAAACAAGATGGATCACATGGTAATATATATTTTAATAAAACACTTAATGATTGGTCAAAGTTTGATATAAATAAAAGAACAAAGTTTGATGCAACAATAAGTTCAGGATTAGCAATAATGGCATGTAATAGACATTTATATAGACCAAATGCTAAGATAGAAAAAGACAAAGTAAATATTAATTTTACAAAATATAAAAATACTGGTACAAGATCACAAATAATAAAATAATATGGCCGAAACAGTTCAAAAAGCTAATTTTCCTAGTCAAGTAGTTAGCGACTTAGAAAAAATAAGTCCAGAGTATGGATTAAAAGTCGCGCAAGCTATTGAAAACGAATGGTTTGGTAGAGACACAGGTATGAATAGGTTTAATACTAATCAAACTGAGTTTCACAAGTTGCGTTTATATGCAAGAGGAGAACAATCAATACAAAAATATAAAGATGAGTTATCTATTAATGGTGATTTATCATACCTTAATTTAGACTGGAAACCAGTGCCTATTATACCTAAGTTTGTTGATATAGTAGTTAATGGTATATCTGAAAGAACATTTGATGTAAAAGCTTTTTCAACTGACACATATGGTGTTAGTAAGAGAACAGAATACATGGAAAGAATTCTTAGAGATATGAGAGCTAAAGAATTAAATGCCTTTGCTGAAGAGGCTTTTAACATGCAGTTAGCAGAAACTCCAGCTGAAGAATTACCTGACACAAAAGAAGAACTTGAACTACACATGCAGCTTAATTACAAACAAGCCGTTGAATTAGCTGAAGAACAAGCTATTAATGTTTTATTAGAAGGTAACAAATATGAGTTAACAAGAAAAAGAATTAATTATGACTTAACTGTTTTGGGTTTAGGTTGTGTTAAAAGTGAGTATAATAAATCAAAAGGTGTTACTATAGATTACGTTGATCCAGCTAATATAGTTTATTCACACACTGAATCACCTTATTTTGATGACATATATTATGTTGGTGAGGTAAAAACAATACCTATAAATGAACTCAAAAAACAGTTTCCTAACTTAACAAACGAGGATTTAAATGAAATAACAAACCAAGCAATACATAGAACTCATGTTGCTAACCGTAGTATATATGAGGGTAATGATGTTGATAATAATGTTATTCAAGTTTTGTATTTTAATTACAAAACATATATGAATGAAGTTTACAAAGTTAAATCAACAGCTACTGGAGGTTCTAAGATATTAATAAAAGATGATAGTTTTAATCCACCTTCAGAAGTTTATGATGCTAATTTTGAAAAAGTAAATAGGTCTTTAGAAGTTTTATATGAAGGTGTTTTAGTAATTGGTACTAAAAAATTACTTAAATGGGAATTAGCTAAAAATATGATGAGACCTAAAAGTGATTACACAAAGGTTAAATTAAATTATCACATTGTTGCACCTAGAATGTACAAGGGTAGAATTGAATCTTTAGTTAGCAGAATAACTGGTTTTGCTGATATGATTCAATTAACACACTTAAAACTACAACAAGTTATGTCACGTATGGTTCCTGATGGTGTTTATTTAGATGCTGATGGTTTAGCAGAAGTTGACTTAGGTAACGGTACTAACTATAATCCACAAGAAGCATTAAACATGTTCTTTCAAACTGGTAGTATTATAGGTAGATCATTAACATCTGATGGTGATGGTAATCCTGGTAAAGTACCTATTCAAGAAATAGCAAGTGGCAATGGTGGTGCAAAAATGCAAAGTTTAATTCAAACATATAATTATTATTTACAAATGATAAGAGATGTGACTGGGTTAAATGAAGCTAGAGATGCTAGTACACCTGATAAAAACGCTTTAGTTGGTATACAAAAGATAGCTGCAGCAAACTCAAACGTAGCAACAAGACATATATTGCAAGGTGGCTTGTATTTAACGTCTGAGTTAGCAGAAAACTTATCACTTAGAATATCTGACATACTAGAGTATTCAGACACTAAAGATGCTTTTATACAGCAAATTGGTGCTCATAACGTAGGTACATTACAAGAAATGGTTGATTTACATATGTGTGACTTTGGTATATTTATTGAATTAGCGCCTGATGAAGAAGAAAAGCAGTTGCTTGAGAACAACATACAAGTTGCTTTGTCAAAAGAAAACATAGAGCTAGAGGATGCTATTGATTTAAGAAAAATAAAAAATATAAAATTAGCTAACGAATTGTTAAAGGTGAGAAGAAAACAAAAGTTAGAAAGAGATCAAGCTATGCAACAGCAAAACATACAAGCTCAAGCTCAGGCAAACGCTCAAGCACAGCAAGTTGCAGCTCAAGCGGAAATACAAAAACAACAAGCTGTAACACAAAGCAAAGCACAGCTTGAGCAAGTTGAAGCTCAATTACAATTACAAAAACTTCAACAAGAAGCAATGTATAAAAAGGAATTAATGAATCATGAGTTTATGATTAACATGCGATTAAGGCAGATGGAAATAGATGCTTTAAAGCAAAAAGAAACTAATAAGGAAGATCGCAAAGACGAGCGTACTAGAATACAAGCTAGTCAACAATCTGAATTAATAGATCAAAGAAAAAAAGATTCACCACCTAAAAACTTTGAATCAACTGATAATGATACAATGGGAGGTGGATTTGATCTAGGTGCTTTTGACCCTAGATAATTTGTTTAATTTTATAATATTATATTATGGCTAAAAATGAAAAGGTAGTTAAAGAAACTACTAACGAAAAACAAGAAGCCGTTGAAACAAAAATGGCTAATGAAGATGGTAAATTAAAAGTTAAAAAGAAACCATCTATGAAAAGAGTGGATTATACAAATGAACCTGTTAAGGTTGATATGTCTAACCCACCTGTTGATGAAACGCAACCTAAAGAAAAAGAGGAAGAAGTAAAAGAGAAAGAAGTAAAAGAGGAAGAAGCAACTCCAGTAGTCGAAGAAGTTGTTGAAGAAGTTAAGGAAGAGGTTGAAAACAAAGAAGAAGAAACTGAAAAACCAGTTATAGAGGAAGTTACAGAACAAGAGGTTGAAGAAAAAGTAGAGGAAGTTGAAGAGGCTGTAGAAGAAGCTGTAGAAGCGGCGGAAAAAACTGGCGAAGAATTACCAGAGAATATTCAAAAAGTTGTAGACTTTATGAACGAGACTGGTGGTGATCTTGAGGATTATGTAAAGTTAAATCAAGATTACAGCAAATATGATGACATGTCTATGCTTCGTGAATACTATAAGCAAACTAAATCACATTTAACAGATGATGAAATTAGTTTTTTAATAGAAGATTCATTTAAATATGATGAAGATGTTGATGAAGAAAGAGATGTTAAGAGAAAGAAATTAGCATTTAAAGAGCAAGTTGCCAATGCTAAAAACCACATGGACGGGTTAAAGTCTAAATACTATGCGGAAATTAAGAGTGGTGCTAAGTTAGCGCCTGAACAACAAAAAGCTGTTGATTTCTTTAATAGATATAATAAGGAAAGTAAAGAGTCCGAAAAAATAGCAGAAGAACAAAGATCTGTTTTTGATAAACAAACTAACACGTTATTTAATAAAACCTTCAAAGGTTTTGAATATAACGTTGGTGATAAAAAATATAGATTTAACGTTAAAGATGTAAATAAAGTAAAAGAAACACAAAGCGATATTAATAATTTCGTTGGTACATTTCTTGATAAGAAAAATCAAATGAAAGACGCCGCTGGTTATCATAAATCTTTATTTACAGCCATGAACGCTGATGCTGTTGCTAATCATTTTTATGAGCAAGGAAAGGCAGATGGTATTAAAGAAAGTGTTGCACGATCTAAAAATATCGACATGACACCTAGACAAAATTTAGGTGAAATAGAAACTGGAGGTGTTAAATATAAAGTGATTAGTGGACAAGATTCTAATAAATTCCGTTTTAAAAGTAAAAATAAAGTTTAACATATAAATTTAACAAATTATGGCAGCAGTAAATCCAACGGCTGGGTCAGGATTAAATTCTGTACCAGCTCCAAATAAACAAACGTTGTCTACTAACTATATTGATTTTACAGCTAGTGGAACAGCGGGTTGGGCACAGCAGTATTTACCAGATTTATATGATCAAGAAGCAGAAGTATTTGGAAAAAGAACTATTTCTGGTTTTCTTGCTCAGGTAGGTGCTGAAGAAGCAATGACATCTGATCAGGTTATCTGGTCGGAACAAGGTAGGCTACACCTTAAATTAACAGGAACAGTAGCACAAGCGGCTAGTAATAATCTTACTATTACTGGTCATGATACTTTACGTGTAGGTGATACTATCGTTATTCATAACGACAGTTCAGCTGGTAAAGTAGTAAAATGTAGAGTAAACTCAGTTGATGCAAATGGAAATACAATTAATGTATTACCTTATACGCAAGCTACTTTAGCAACTGATAGTATGTTCGCTAACGGAAACAATATTACTGTATTCGTTTACGGATCTGAATTTGCTAAAGGAACAAGTGGTAGAAGCGAAGTTATAGCTCCAGAATTCAAATCATTCACTAACAAACCAGTTATCATAAAAGAAAAATATGAAATCTCTGGTTCTGATGCATCTCAATTAGGATGGGTCGAAGTTACTGGTGAAGCAGGTCAGACTGGATACTTATGGTATCTAAAAGCTGAAGGTGACACTAGAGCTAGATTCACTGATTATCTTGAGATGATGAGTGTTGAAGGTGAAAAAAGAGCATCTACTTCAAATATCGCAGCTACTATGGGTGGTACTGAAGGTTTATTCGCAGCTGTTAAAGATAGAGGTCACTATTCTGGTGGTATCTTAGGTTCATCAGCAAGTGATGATTTAGGTTCATTTGACAATATACTTAAAAAATTCGATGCTCAAGGAGCAATTGAAGAAAATATGGTATACTGTAACAGAACTGTTTCATTAGCTATTGATGACATGTTAGCAGCACAAAATTCTTACGGTGCTAATGGTACTTCTTATGGTATCTTTAACAACGATGAGGATATGGCATTAAATTTAGGTTTTGCTGGATTCAGAAGAGGTGGATATGATTTCTACAAATCTGACTGGAAATACTTAAATGATGCGGTTACTAGAGGTTCAATCGGAGACAATGACATTAGAGGGGTTATTATCCCAGCTGGTGTTTCTTCTGTTTACGATGAAGGTTTAGGTAAAAACTTAAAGAGACCTTTCTTACATGTAAGATACAGAGCGTCTCAAACTGATGATAGAAAAATGAAAACTTGGATCACTGGTTCAGTTGGTGGAAACATCACTTCTGATCTTGATGCAATGGAGGTCCATTACCTATCAGAAAGATGTTTAGTTGTTCAAGGAGCTAATAACTTCATGTTACTTAACTAATACATTATTTTAAAGAGTTAGGTGCTTCGGCACCTAGCCCTTTATTTTTTTTAACTTATTTAATTATATTATATCATGAAAAAAGAAAAAACAAAAAAGGCTATTGTTGAAACAAAGCCACAATGGCAAGTTAAAGATAAAACATATATACTAATGTATGGTTTGTCGCCATTAACATACACAATAAAAAGTAGAGGAGTATATTACTGGGATGAAGAGAAAGGTTATGAAAGAGAGTTAAAATATACAGAAAACCAAAAAACACCTTTTGTTGATGAATTTAAAGGTGATGCTAGATTAGCACATATTACCTTTGAGGACGGTGTTTTAAATGTTTCAAAAAATCAACAAACATTACAAAAGTTTCTTCATTATTCTCCAGATAATGGTAGAGTATATGAAGAGTTTGATCCAGTACAAGTAGCAACTGACGAATTAGTTGATATTGAGTGGGAAATAAAAGCTCTTAACATAGCTAGAGAACTAGATATAGAACACGCTGAAGCTGTTCTTAGAGTAGAAGAGGGCAGTAAAGTTAGTGATATGACATCAAAAGAAATAAAAAGAGATCTTATGGTGTTTGCTAAGAAAAACCCTAGTTTATTTATAGATTTAGTTCAAGATGAAAATGTTGAATTAAGAAACTTTGGTATAAAAGCTGTTGAGGCTAGAATATTAACATTATCTCCAGATAATAGAACTTTTAACTGGGCGAGTAATAATAGAAAAGTTATGACCGTTCCATTTGAAGAACATCCATATTCTGCACTTGCAGCATTTTTCAAAACCGATGAAGGTTTAGAAGTATACAAAAGTATAGAAAAAAGATTAAAATAATTAATCACTTTATAGAGTAGTCATCTCTATGGGGTGACTACACTATATAAAAAAGAAATTATGGCAGTAAATATAGATACAGTTTATCAAAGAGTATTAGCAATAGCTAACAAAGAACAAAGAGGTTATATAACACCTCAAGAGTTTAATCTACTAGCTAACCAAGCTCAATTGGATATATTTGAGCAATATTTCTATGATTTAAATCAGTTTAGTAGGTTACCAGGTAATGAAACAAAGTATTCTGATATTGTAGATATGTTAGAAGAAAAAATATCTATATTTGAAAAGTTTAGACAAGATGTCAGTATGTCAGCTGGCGGTGTTGGTGCTTTACCTGCAGCTACACATAAGTTAGGTGTTGTGAGTTATAATACAGGTTCTGGTTATACTGAAATTGAACACCTTAATCAAAATGAGTTAAATAAATATATAAACTCACCATTAACTAAGCCAGTCACTAGCAGACCGGTGTATATAAAAACATCTAAAACAGCAATACAAGTATATCCAACAACTATTACATCAGCTGTAACTTGTAATTATATAGCAAAACCTGCAAAAGTAAAATGGGATTATGTTATTATAAATGATCAAGCTTTATACAATTCAACAAACAGTACTAATTTTGAATTACACGAATCTGAAGAAACAGATTTAGTTATTAAAATATTAGAATTATCTGGGTTAGTAATTAAAGATCCTAGCTTGTATCAAATAGCATCACAAGAAGAAACACAAAAAGTACAACAAGAAAAATTATAATAAATGGCTTTACTAGGAACAACAAACGAAACGTATTATGAAGGTAGTGATGGAGTTTTTAACACATCAGACGACTTAGGTGTCTATGGTAATTATCAATATGTAAGTTTTAAAGATCTTGTAAATAACTTTATGGTTGCGTATGTTGGTGAAGGTAAAATTATTACAAAAATAAAAAGACCAGATATTAATTTTCACGCGCAAAGAGCATTACAAGAATTAAGTTACGATACATTGAGATCTACAAAATCTCAAGAGGTTGACGTTGGTTCTAGTTTAACAATACCATTACCACACGATTATGTTAATTATGTTAAAATGTCTTGGGTTGATAGAAATGGTTTAGAAAATTTAATACACCCAAGTAGAGTAACAAGTAATCCACTATCTATAATACAATCTGAAACAGAAGATGCTAATAATAATTATCCATATACTTTTGATAGTGATGGTAATTTACAAACATCTGAAAACTCATCTACATGGACAAAATATAAAGCTAATGTTAGCGAAGATTCTGATGATGATAATGATACAGAGCCAGATACCTCTTTAAATGAAGGTAGAAGATATGGTTTAGACCCTGAGTTTTCTCAGTCAAAAGGTGTATTTTTTATAGATCCGTTAAAAGGTAGAATACACTTTAGTTCAAATATAAGTGGTAAGACAATAACAATAAAATATATAAGTGATACTTTAGCTACAGAAGGTGAAATGAAAGTCCATAAGTTTGCTGAAGAAGCTGTGTATAAATACATAGCACATGCTGTTTTAGCTACAAGGGCAAATACACCAGAGTATTTAGTTGCAAGATTTAAAAAAGAAAGATTTGCTGAAATTAGAAAAGCTAAATTAAGATTAAGTAATTTAAAATCAGAAGAGTTAGCTCAAATAATGAGAGGTAAATCTAAACAGATTAAACATTAATAAGATATGCCAGAATTAAAACATCATTTTCGTGCAGGTCGAATGAATAAAGACTTGGACGAAAGGCTAGTTCCTAACGGTGAGTATAGAGATGCTCAAAATGTTGAAATTATAACATCAGAAGGCTCTGACGTTGGGTCTGTGCAAAATGTTACGGGGAATCAAAGAAAAGATGGTAAATCATATGATGCTAATACAAAAATATTAACACTATGGGGTAATTCTTCAAACTCTATAAAAGATTTAACCAACGCTAAATGTATTGGGCATGTAACTGATACACAAAATGATAAATTGTATTGGTTTATAGCGGCCACAGGCGTTAGCGCTATTGCTGAATACAGCTTTGAGACAGGTGAAATAAAACCTGTACTAGTAGATAAAAATAACATATTAAAATATAGTTCAGATTATTTAATAACCGGAGCTAATGTTATTGAAGGTTTGTTATTATGGACAGATAATCAAACAGAACCTAAAAAAATAAAAATCTCATCATTTAAATCTGGATCTACAAATTTTAATACTCACACAACTTTTAACGGGGCTGCTTTTACAGAAGATGATATTACTACAGCTAAGTTATCACCTTTAAAAGCGCCAACACTAACTATGTCAGCTTCAAAGAGAAGTGGTGCTGGTATAGGTTTAGGTACAAAGGTATATACTAATTTTGATTTTACCGAAGATGCTGATGGGCAAGGAGGTACACCTAATACAGTTAGGCCATCTGGTCAAGAAATTACATTAAATTTTACACCAACACCTAGTTTTATTGTTGGTGATATTGTAACATTAAGGCTTGAACATACTGATACTGATAATATAGAAAAAGAATATACTATAAAAGTTTTAGTTAAAAGATTAGTGAATAGTGGTCAGCAAATAAAAGCTGTAATACAAAGTATACCTACAGATACACCTATAGGAAATTTTACCTACGAAGCATCTTTGGATGGTGAAGACCCTTTATTTGAAAATAAATTTGTAAGGTTCGCATATCGTTGGAAATATAAAGATGGTGAGTATTCTACATTTTCACCGTTTTCTTCAGTAGCTTTTTTACCTAGCGATTTTGAATACAAATCAACCGACGGTCGTAATGTTGGTATGTCTAACAATTTAAGACAATTAACTGTAAACGTAACAGAATCAAAACCAGCTGATGTTGATGAGATAGATATATTATACAAAGAATCTACAAACAATTTAGTTTATGTAGCAGACACACTTAAAGAAAAGGGCGATGGTACATTTCCATCGTTATCATACGAGGTAACATCTGAAATTATAGGTAGCGTGGTTCAGTCTAATCAAATATTAAGACCTTGGGATAATGTTCCTAGATTAGCAAAAGCTCAAGAAGTTACAGCTAATAGATTAATATATGCTAACTACCTACAAAACTACAACATATTACAACAAAACCTACCCGATATACAAACAACAGTATCACAAACAGCAATATCAACTGTAGCGTCACCAGAAGCTTCATTAAAATCATCAAGAACTTATCAAGTCGGTGGTGTTTATATAGATAAGTATGGTAGAGAAACACCTGTGTTTTCTAATAAAAAAGCAGCTAAAAATATAAACAAATCATACGCTAATACAGTTAATAAGTTATCATGTAAAATGTTAAATGATGCTCCTGAGTGGGCAACACATTTTAAATACTTTGTAAAAGAAACATCTAACGAATATTATAACGTATCATTAGATAGATTTTATATGGCTGAAGATGGTAACATATGGTTAAGTTTTCCATCATCAGAAAGAAATAAAGTGTCTGAGGACAGTTACTTAATACTTAAAAAACAACATGATAAAGATACTTTTGTAGCCGCTGAAGCTAAATACAAGGTTTTAGACATATCTAATGAAGCGCCAGAGTATATTAAAAAAGAAATTAAAACAATAAGCTCTGCAACGTGTTTAGTTTTAACGAGTGCCACTAATGCACCTGCTATTGGTAGGGTAACATTTCAGTTTAGAGGACCAAAGGATATAGATAATCCAGTATTTGCTAGGGGTTTTACATCAGATAGTATGATAACAATAACAACAGCTGGTGGAACTACAGAAAGATATGAGGTTGCTAGTGGTGGAATAACTGGAAAAGAAGATGCTGCTGACAGTAATGACCGGCTAATATATGAAGTTACACTTAAAAAACCATTAAAAGATACTGAAGTTAA